CTCCTCCGCCGCCTCCAGGCGCGCAACTATACCCTCACGGTGGCGGGCCTGCTTATCGGCGTTGGTGAGGGGTCGGGAGCGGAGCAGCTTGCGGGGCATCAGCGCATGACCTGCACGTGGAGCGGCTGCTCGATGCGGACCACGATGGGCTTCGGCTCGCCGCCCCAGTTTGCCAGCACCACGATGGCGCCAGCGATCACCGCGGCGGCTGTCAGGATGGCCGCCACAGCCTTGTATGGCTCCCAGCGAGCTTGGCGGCGGGCTAGGTCGATCTGGGCCTGGAGCAGCGCCCAGGCGGCACGGTCCCGCTCGGCCTGGGTGGCGCTCATGCCACCCTCTCGAATGCAAGCTGGTCGGAGGTGAGATTGTGTGCCGTGCGAGCGAGGCTGATGACCGCGTCGGTGCTCAATCGGTAGGCCTTACCCCGGTAGATGCGAGGCTTGGTGATCTGCTTACCGAAGCAGGCGGCGCCGAACGTGCCGGCGTCAGTCTGCACGCAATGGCGGAGTTCGCGACCGCAGTGCATGCAGCAACCGCCCTCGAAGTAGCCGGTGATGCTGATCGTGTTGGTCATCGTCTGGTGTCCTCGGTTTCGATGACCAGAACATAGCTCGGTTACGTAACCTATGCAAGCTCTATCGGCAGCAGCAGGCGATAAAGTTACGGCACGAACGGATTACCCCTGACGGCCAAGACCCCCGCGGGGTGAGGCCAGACGGTGGCGCCTCGGTGCAGATCCCCGGCGAACGTGCTGCACCGGGTGACCGCCCATCCCAGGAGATCGCATGACGGTTCGCATCCTGCGCGGCGACTGCCTCGACGTGCTGCGCACCCTGCCGGCCGACAGCGTGCATTGCTGCGTTACCGACCCGCCGTATGAGCTTGGGTTCATGGGCCGGCGCTGGGATCAGACTGGCGTGGCGTTCCGGCCCGAGACGTGGCGCGCGGTCTATGACGTGCTGAAGCCGGGCGCGCATCTCGTTGCTTTCGGCGGCACCCGCACGTTTCACCGCATGGCGTGCGCGATCGAGGACGCCGGGTTCGAGATCAGGGACACGCTTTGCTGGCTGTATGGCTCTGGCTTCCCCAAGAGCCTCGACGTGTCCAAGGCGATCGACAAGGCGCGGGATGACCGCCCCGACATTCTACGTGTAACTAGATTTTTGGCCGATGCCGCCGACCGTTGCGGTCTATCTCGGGCGGATGTGGACGCACATATGGGCACATCGGACATGGGTGGTTGGTGGTTGTCTAGGCTCAAACACCGCTGCGCGTGCCCTCAGTGGGATCAATGGCTTCAGTTAAAAGCGTTCATCGGGTTCGGCGACGAGATGGACGCTGAAGTTTGGCGCCTCAACGGTCGCAAGGGTCAGCCGGGCGAGGCATGGCATGAGCGCGATGTGATCGCGGCCGGCAAGCCGAAGGGCAAAAGCAACGGGATCTACGGGGACTTTACCGAGGACGATTACAATTACACCGCCCCCGCAACCGATCTCGCCCGCCAGTGGGCCGGCTGGGGAACGGCGCTCAAGCCCGCATACGAGCCGATCATCCTCGCGCGCCGTCCGCTACAGGGCACCGTGGCCGCCAATGTCCTCGCGCACGGAACCGGCGCGATCAATATCAACGGCTGTCGAGTTTCCTCTGTCGCGCATAGAGCCGGTGATAACAGCGCCGGCAATGGCCATTCGCATGCAAACGCCCGAAGAACGAACACTCAGAGCACTGGGCATCAGGAAACGTCAGACGTGCGACACGCTCTACATGCGTGCCTTCTTTCCAGTGCGTTAGAGCGTGCTCGCGAGGATCGACAATCTCTAAATTCGATAGATGGTTGTCTGACTTGTCCCCATTGCGGTGATGCACCGCCTCGTTTGGGAGGAGTGGACGGCCAAGGGCTTCTTCAACGACCGAACGATGTTGATATTGCTCGCGGTTTTTCGCGTTGTCCCAGACGCGAACATATCCTCGCGGGTCTTTCCATGCCATCTGGTAGTGATACTGCACCCCATGTTGAACAGCAAGGTCGCTATCCGGCAAATTTGCTGCACGATGGCAGCGACGAGGTAGAGGCGGCGTTCGCGGCGTTTGGTGAGCGGCCTACGGGTGATGTGCAGTCCTACAAGCGCGCCAATCGCGACGGGTATAGCGGCGGCATGCCGGAGTATTGGAACGGCGAGCATCGCGGTGACACCGGCAGCGCCTCCCGGTTCTTCTACGAGGCCAGATTAGACGTTCGTTGCGGTCTTTGTAACTCGCTTTGCGTGCCTGATTCCGATACCGTTGCGGGATGCAAAGATGCGAGCAATGCGGGGCTGACTTCCTCAGCACGTCCAAGCGCGGCCGACGGTTCTGCTCGGCGCAATGTGCCGGAACATTCACGGCGCGAGGTCGCGGACAACGAGCGTCAGGCGACGTTGCTTGTGGACAATGCGGCAAGATCTTTCACGCAATGCCATCAGCCGAAGCCGTCTACTGCTCGCCAGAATGCCGAAGCCTGGCCGCTCGAAAAGATCGTCCAAAATGTGAGGTCTGCGGCAACCCTGTGCGCCTCATGCGCAACCGCTATTGCTCAAAGTCTTGCAAGGGCAAGGTCCAGCCGCGACAGCCGATCGCTTCCTTTAGTGGGCTTTATCAACGCATCGCACGAGAAAATCCTGAACCGATGCCTTGCGCTCTATGTGGAGGGGCGGGAAAGCACCGACATCATCCTGACTATTCCAAGCCTCTCGACATTGTTTGGCTCTGTGTTTCATGCCATCGCCGAGAGCACCAGACAGGCAAGCGCCGCAAGCTCGGTGAATACCGAGTCCGTCCCGACGAGATTCCACTACTCAAGTAAGGCGGATGCGGCAGACAGAGCGGATAGTCGGCATCCAACCATAAAACCCGTCGCGCTGCTGCGCTGGCTGGTGCGGTTGGTGACACCGCCGGGCGGAACCGTGCTGGACCCGTTCGCTGGCAGCGGCACGACAGGCGAGGCGGCGATGCTGGAGGGCTTCGATGCTGTCCTGATCGAGCGGGACGAACAGCACGCGGATGACATAGCGCACCGGATCAAGCGCTGGTCAGGCGCCGATCTGCCGCTGCTCCGAATGGCCACAGCCTAGCCGACGGCCGACAGCCAGGCGTCCGTCAGGCTCCAGAGCAGGCAGAACAGCTCAACCCAGGAGGCGGCAATGAACCTCGTGACGGTGCTGATCATCCTGGCGCTCGTGCTCCTGATCCTGGGCTCCGGATCGTATTACGGAGGGTGGGGCGGGCCAGCATACCGCACCTATGGCGCTTACGGCGGCGGCCTCGGTCTGATCTTGGTCGTGATCCTGGTCATCCTGATATTTCGCGGCGGGTTGTGACGTGGTTCGACCGCCTGGCCCGCTACAGACGCATTCGCGCTCTGTAACGGCGTGTGCTCTCTCGATTACAGGCGCGACAATGACGGCCGCCTCGCTTGTTGACCCATAAGTTGACGCCACTCAATGGGTGGCCCTTTGGGCAGTGTGTCTTTAGTGCGTTGTAACTGAGGTGGGACCTGTCGCCCTTCAGCAGGTTCTCCATCAACGTCATCGGTTCCAGGTGCGCCGGATTTACGCACCATCTGTTCCTGCAAACGTGGTCAATGACCAGCCCTTTGGGAATGGTGCCGCGAAAGTGCTCATAGGCGAAGCGGTGGGCCGGCTGAGTTTTGCGGTTGTAACCGAACTTGCCGTAGCCGGTCGTTGAATCAATTGATCCCGTCCACCGCCAGCATGTTTCGGTTACCACTACCTTTGGCAACCATCTTTCGATCGGTGGCTTGGGTTTTGGTCCCATGGGAACCATGCATGGCATAGGGAGTAAACACAGGACAAGATGGAAGGCTGGTTTACCACCTTTGCCCGATGGGCTGCGAATGAGGCCGGGCATGCCAGAGCCTTTGTCGTAGCTTTCTTCTCTGTCTTGGTGTGGGTGGTATGCGGCCTTGTATTCGGCTTCTCAGACACCTATCAGCTATTGATCAACACCGGAACGACCATCGTGACTTTTCTGATGGTCTTTGTGATCCAAAATTCGCAGAACCGCGACCAGCTGGCGATACAGATTCGCCTCGATGAACTCGTCCGCGCCAACCATGACGCGCGCAACGTCTTCATCGGCATCGACCAGCTGACGGCGGAGGAGTTGGAGGCGCTGCGCCGGCGTGACAGCAGCCGGTGACCAGGCGCTACCCGAAGAACCGCAGGTCGAGCAAGTGGGTGCCGCGGGCAGGCGGTGGCGCCGAGCTTAACGCTGCGGCTGCCGCCGTCGCCCTGTGCAACACCCCCGCCGGCATCGAGCAACGCCTGTGGGTCCGCCTGTGCTGGCTGCGCGACGAGCACATGCCGTGGACGCAGATCCTGCCCGCGTTGCAGCAGGAGATCGCCGTGGCGCTGCCGATCGCGGCCGAATAGGAGCGCGCATTGTCCGTTAGCACCACCATTATCGAGCGCGATGAGGAGCCGGTCGGCGCTGTCGGTCTGACCGGCCGCGACCCGCCGATCGCTAGGCGCGATCAGGTGCCGCTCGGTGCTGCCGGCCTGACGGGCGGCGGCTCCGTGGTCGACGTCTACCCGCGGGACTTGGATGAGTTGCTGACGAGGCTCGTCGAATGGTTTGAAGAAGCCGAAAATGCGTCGCAAGATGCGCGAGAGTTGTCTGAGCGCGATCGTGATTACGTTAACCATGTGCAATGGACTGCCGCAGAGCGCGCAGAGCTTCGTAAGCGCGGTCAACCCGAAATCGTAATTAACAAGATCGCCGAGAAGACTCAGCTACTATGCGGCCTGGAGAGGCGGAATCGGAGCGATCCAAAGGCATTCGCTCGCACGCCGACCGAGGAGGACCGCGCCGACGCCGCCACCCAGGCATTGCGCTACATTGGCGACGACAACTCCATCGACGTGATCCGCTCCGCCGTCTACGAGGAAATGCTGGTCGAGGGTTTTTCCGGTTTGGAAATCGGCCTGGTGGATGATGGCAAGGGCGGCGCCGACATCACGCTCACGCATGTGCCGTGGGATCGGCTGTGGGTCGACCCGCATAGCCGCCGCGCCGATTTCAGCGACGCTCGCTACGCCGGCATCGTCATCTGGATGGACCGCGACCAGATCGAGGAAATGTATCCGGTTGCGCTTGAAACTATCGAGCACGCGTTCGCCGCCGAGCACAGCGGCACGACGTATGACGATCGGCCCGGCACCGTCACCTGGTCCGACAGCAGTCGCCGCCGTGTGCGTGTCGTGCAGTGCCACTGGACCGAGGGCGGCACCTGGTGGTCGGCGAGCTTCACCAAGGCCGGCTATCTCAGCGAGCCGCAGACCAGCCCGCACCTCGACCGTCGCGGCCGCTCGGCGTGTCCGCTGATCCTGCAGTCGGCCTATATCGACCGCGAAAACCGGCGCTACGGCATCGTGCGCGGCATGATCTCGCTGCAGGACGAGATCAACAAACGCCGCAGCAAGGCGCTGCACTTGTTGTCAGTCAACCGCACGATCGCCGAGCAGGGCGCGGTGCCGGATGTGGATAAGGCGCGGCGTGAAGTGTCGCGGCCCGATGGGTATATCGAGGTGATGCCCGGCATGAAGTTCGAGGTGATCCCGGGCGG